ATCCAGGTCATTAGGTTGGTACTCCTTTTTTTTACTCATGTTCTACACATAAATTTGAGGGTGGGTTCTATAGTAGAACCATCCCATTGTTCTTTTTTATATATAGCACCAACTAAATTTACCAGTCTTTCAATTTCTGATTTTTGTTCATTAACTAAGACAATTTTTAATTCTAGTTGACTTTCTAAGATTGCTATTCGGGTTTGAAGTTGAGAAAGTTCATTTTGGTGGTAAGGATTCATTCTACTACCTCCTTTATTGTATGTAACTATTATACTACAAAAAGGTGAAGAACATAAGGAACATTATTTAACCGCAAATGACGTTCCAGGATCCTTGAGCAACGGCTGTACATCCAGTAATACCGTCAAACATACGTCCTGCACCTCGCATATTTACAAAAACAGTACTGCTACCCTTTGTTATAGGGGCAGAATGTATACAACAACATGGAGGACAGCTACATGGTAATAAATGAGGACTATTATAATCAAACTGTCGTGACCATGGTCTTCCATTAACAATGACATCACTACTACCCATTGCTCTATATGGTACCGAACAATGTACAAAATCTGCATCACCTAATCTTGCTGCTGGTAAACCCATTATTCTATCTCCCCATTAAGGTATTGTGTTATTATAGCGTTAACTTCTGGTGTACCAAAAACATCCGTATACATAAAAGCATAAAAAGGATCTTGTATATGAGATGATACTCCGTATGATCGCAAATAAGCTTGCAATTTAGCAGTAGTTGCATCATAATATGCCATATCAGTTGTGATATGAGTATAAAAAGATGCAAGAATAGTAGGTTGTTCAGCAGCATAAGATGTAACTGGTACACTAATAGCTGAAACTAAAGGACTAACTTGTGAGTTATTCCAAATTGGATCCGTCCCAAAAGTACTACTTACATATGGTTTCGTTACATTAGCTATTATATCTAATGAACTATATGTTCCAGCAGATAATGGATCTGTATCCATATGTGCTTGTGCAGTTGCAATTGTAGCATCTCCTGTAAATAATGTTCCAAATAATCCCAACAAATGATTAATAAATGTATTAGTGGACACTATGATATCTAATGTACCATCCGCTCTATAAAACGGAAACTCATTATTTTCTATTGTTATAGTATCTAATGTACCATCCGCTTTATAAAAGGAAAACGAAGTAGTTTGTCCGAGGTTACCACTAACATCTAATGTACCATCCGCTTTATAAAAGGGAAACCCACCAAGTGTAACTCCGAATCTATTTTCAAGTTCTGTTAAACTCATAGCTAAAGCCATTAAAGAATCAAGATTTGGTTTAATTATACCAACTGGAGGTAAATGATCTACACCAGACAATAACTCCATATGTAACTTAAAATTATCAACATCAACCTCCGTAAGAAAATCTTCCAGAGTTTGTAACGTAACAATTAAAGCACTACAAATAGATTGATAACCACTAATGGTACTAACTAAAGTTGACAAGTCACTAACACCATAACCTGAATTCCCATCATTCGATGCATCTTGCCAACCTTGAGGATGACTAGGCAAATTACTAAGGGTACTAATATCGGCCCCAGCGGCAGATACTTCTGTTCCTAATAAAGCTTGAACAGCGTCTATACGAGCAACTAAGGTAGCTACATCATCAGCTAATGGATTAAAATAAACTACATCGGTTAGTAATAAACCATATATTGATTTAACATGCTGAGGAGCAGAATTAAAACTACCGACAAAAAAATCTGGAGTCAACCCAGGTGTAAATGAGATTGGCATAATATTAGACCTCTGTATATAATGAAAGGTTTTCCTTTAATGAATCTATTAACGCAGATTTTGTTCTTAATATTTGTGAACCATCTGGTAATTTTTGTATCATGTCACTCATACCGGTAACGGCGGGTGATATATTTTTTGTTAGATTAGCTAGTGTATTACTTATCTCACCAACATTAAGTGCTCGTGATATACCAGATTCTATATCCGTGAACGAATTTGTTATACTTGATATATTGCCAATATCACTAGTAAAATCTCCAAGACCAAATCCAACATCAACATTATCAGTAAACGAACTAAATAAACCACTTGTTGCTTTTTGAATTTCAGAAGTATTTTTTGCTAAATCAGTAGCTCCTATCTTTGGTACGGAACTAGCTAATGATTGTAAAGAACCTGCAGCATCTGTAAAAACATTCGGGATACTAATACTACAAGGATCAAATACCCCACTTACTGAAAAAACTGAATTAGTAATATTATTTAAATCAATATTAGCAAATCCTGATAAATTAGATATACCAGAAAACTCAGAAGCAATATCAGTAATTTTTGATAATGCCGCAGATGAATTTGGTACTAGATCAGCCAATGCTCCTAACTGACCTCTTAGACCACCTTCTGCTAGAGCAGCTAAATCTCCAAGTGCACCAATCGGTAACATACCTAGTAAGTTGCTTTTTACACTTGCTAAAGTACTTGCAACCTGAGAAATTTGACCCAGTACACCAAATGGCGTTCCAATAAGACCTGATAAAGAAATGAGGCTACTAGCCTGACCTAATATATCAGATTTAAAATTACTTAAATTAAAATCAACACCACAAGCCATATATTTATCCTTTCATTAGTTCAAGAGTATTGGCCAAGCTGTAATTCTATTAATACTCAATGATGAAGTAAATGACATCGCATTAGTAATGCTACTAATACCAAGAGTCGTTGTCTTCATGGATAAATTATCAAGACTCATTATACCAATACTAGTAATATCCATATTAATACCACATGATATACCAAGATTCAATGCCGCATTAAGATCAAGATTTGATGCCGATGCAATAGATAATTTTCCAAGAGAAGTTATACTGTTTCCAGTTCCAAGAAAGAACATTGTAGTATCATCATTTATGGTTTCTGTAAGAGTACCACCAACATCAATCATACAATCTTTACCAACATTCAATAATGAATCTGCTCCTATAAGTGTATCATCATTAATATTAACTACAGTTTTTCTATTATTAATAACTTCTGTAGCTTGATTACCAGCTATCTTTGTCCTCATATCACCATGTACATTTATATGATAGTCACCATATACCTCTTGTACTAAATCAGCTTGATATAACAAACGACAATCATCTTCAACGGTAATATTACAAGCACCTTTAATTGTTACATGTTGACTACCAGCAACAATCTCATAATCATTACCTACAATCTTAACAACTCTAGTACCATCTGGTTGTATTTCTTCAAACGTACCTTTCATATGATATCTATGTATTCTTTCTGCATCTGGAGTATCATCCCATTCTTCTACATGACCAGATTCACCTTGTCTAACATGATTATGTGGATAAATAGATGAAATCAATACACTATCTAAGTATTCAGTATCACTATCAGTAACTCCACCATAACGTGGGTTTGGTTCATTCCAAGGAGTAAATTTGTATAGAGCATCATTACCACTATTTTCAATTGTTTCTTTCATTGTTCCAGCTAAAGCAGTAGGTATACCTTTTTCTCTTGCTTTTCTTTTCATCGCAAGTGACGTATGTTGTTCACCATTCAGAGGACCAGCAGGAGTTGCACCATTTCCGCGTGCTAGAGAATTAGTATCAGGTTTACCAATCTCGGTAGCTAATGGATATACACCACCACCATCATTAAAACCTAATTGAGGAGTTGGACCTTCTTGTGGTATACCACCGAATGTACCGATCATTACTGGTTCTTGACAATTTTCTCCATCACGAAAAAAACCAAATACCCAAGTACCTTCTACAGGACCCATCGGTGTAGTTCCAACACCACTCATAGCTGCAGATGTTATTGGTTGACTAGGATAAGCCCAAGGTAAATCATTTGTTGGTATTAAATTTAAATCATTTGTATGATAACCAAGTATACGAACTCTACACCGACCTAACATCAATGGGTCTTGTCTTTGTTCTACTACCCCTTGCCAAATTTTCATATTCTCTGACATCACTTCGTTCCTCCATATGTCGGTGGTGCACCTAATGCATCTTTAACAACTTCAGCTAACATTTCATATTGGAGTTTACCACCATTCCAATTAATCGTATGTTTTAATTTTGTAATCAAATAGTTACCAGATAAAAATTTATCATTTAGATCCTCAGGATTTTTAGGTATACCAGATTTTTCTTCCACTACTCTTTCTGCTGCTGGTACAACTATATTAATCATATAACCAACTCTTAAATATGATATACCAGGAAAAGAAATTTGTAATTTAATTTGATCTAATCCAAGGATTAAAGCTCTTCTCTTTAACTTCCAATCTTCAACATTGTTATCATATTCATCCGTGTTATTCTTTGCATACATTCGATCATGTTTTGGATGAAACATAACCTTACTATCAAAATATGATTGCACATTACCACCCTCATTAGTACCAATACCTTGTGGAGCAAAAGTATTTCTATCAGCAACGTCATATTGAGTAATACTATCACTTATAGGCATATATTTATCTGTATGATTAATATCAGGAGCATATGCCTGACCTAATCCAAATGTATGTTGGGTGATTTTCTTTGTTACAATATCATGTGTGATTAATTTAGATGCGTATTGACCATTAATGAAATTTCGTGTCGTATTAAATTGATTAAGAATTTTTAAACTACTTAAATGTGTTTTTCCTTCAGCTAACGCAGTAAGAGGTTGTTTCTTATCTATAACAGGTGAAAAAATAAACTTTTGTTTTGGTTCGGTAGCCATTATACTATCAATACTTTTAAAATAAGTAGTACCGTTAGATTCCCAAAATAAATAATTTGGCACACCATTTTTATTAATAGCTCTTTGAGCTAACCAATTAAGTGCTTTAAATGGTTTCCAACCTGGTATTACAATATTTTCAATACCAACAGTATCTTCTATAACAAAATCATTTCCAGAATTGGTTGGATCAATATAATCATTTAATATTTCATCAGCAATTTCACTAATTTTCTTTCCACGAAAAGATTGACTAATAGTGGTATTACTATTAACAACATCTTGTTCAGAAGTAAGATGCAACATATACAATTGTTGTCTATCTTTAACCAGATTCCTTTTGGTTATAGCTGTAGTATACAATGGACCAGGCATTATTGAAGTTCCTTCACCTTCAAGTGACTTAGAAGAAATTTCAAAATTAAGATATTCTTCTCCTAATATCGGAAGTTTCTCAGGAAGATTCATCGAATCATTCATCATAACATCTGCAGTGATGTTATCTAGGAATATATCTTCATACAGATTAAAGACTACCCAACCATTACTTTTTAGATCGAATACACCTAATGGTGTAATCAATTCCATGAAATCTATCCGTAACTCGGAGGGACTGTGTTGTTCTAGCATAATTTTATTTCAACAGGGATCTAAATTCATTAACAACTTCACTAACATAGTCTGGCCTAATAACCGTTAGTTGTCTTTTATCATCATTCAATCGCTCTTCATACATGAAATTACTAACAGAGACTGCACCAGGTACAGTTGAATCTACCACATAATTATCTTGGTCTTCATAACGGTTAGAATTATATTCATTACCAACACCATATTTTTTAGTAACATATTTTGATAAATCTTGATATGTTAAAGGCCAATCATAGTATGGATTAGTTACCTGATGTGCATATAAAATAACCCAATGTAATGTAGAATCACCGTAAAATGTATATGCTAGAAATTCTGGTGTCTCACCATCAATGATTATATGTTGTGCAAATAACGCTCTATATTTTACATGATCTAACTTTAAACGAACTCGTTGAAGTATATTAGTTACAGCATCAACTTCGCGTTTTTGTGTACTTCCTCGAACATCATAACCCATTGTTTTAAAATATGTAAAATATGCCATATTAATACCCAACCTTTATGTCTTCTTGCGTAAGTTTTTTAGTTTCTGTAAATGCTAAACTAAGAGTATAAGAAACAGGTCTCCCATCTCTTAACGCTACCCAAAACCCTTCAGGTGCAAAATTAGTAGTTACATTAGTACAAACACAATTATGAATTTTTGGTAAAAATGTATTTTGACTCAATACACCGTTATGATGCATAAGAAATTCTATACCAAATTCATTAGGAAAAGTATAAAGACCTTCACCTAAAGCACCATCAACAAAATTTGGTCTTGAGTTTGTTCTAAACATTTTAATAATCTTATCAATCTGTATACCTTCTGCTTCATTAGAAGGTGCTAATGAAAATTCAAATTGAAACTCTCTATAACCTATTCCATTAAACAATTGTTCTTCATAAGGATTTTGTGCAAATCTTCCTGCTGCTCTTAAACCACCACCTATACCTGGTAACAAAGCTGCAGCACCAACTGCTCCTAATGGTCCTGCTGCAGCAGCTCCTGCAGCAATTGCTACTGCTTGTCCAAGCATAGCTACGGCACCACCAGAAAAGTTTTTCAATATGTCATCAACATTACCTTCTTTTCGGAGTGTTTGCTTAATAGCGTTTCCTGCTGCACCAAGTCCTTCTGCTCCCCATTGAGCACCATCCGAAGAGGTTAAAGAAGCTGGCATATATAAAAAACAATGTTCTTGATTTTTTGCACCTGCTTGTATATTTTTAAGTTGACCACCAACAAACTTATCAATTTTTGGTGTTTTAGTTATTAAATTATCAATAATAGACTTAGAATCACCATTGTCTGCTCGAAGTTCCTTTTGTGCATTAGATATCCCTGAAGATGCTGTTAGTATCTCTTGGAGTTGAGCAGTTGGAATAAGTCCACTCAAACCTTCAGCAACAAACGAACCTGAACTTCCATTTCCTATACCAGATTTGTCTCTTATTATTGTATTATCAACTTGTGCATCTGCTGCTGCTTGTGCACTAGCTCTATCTGCTGGTTTCTTTAAAGAAATTCCACCTTGTTTTATAGCTGTAAAATGAATACATTCGTGCATTACTGGTGTTTCGTCATCTCCATTCCAATTGTCAATATATATAGGGTATCTATACGTTGGTAGACCATCTTTATCTCCATATCTACCACTAGATGAAACTCTTTTCTCGGAATTATTTCCTGGATGATCATCTGAATCAGCAAAAAACTTTCCTAACCCAAAACTAAATTTATTGTTCATGATTTTTCTCTGTCCCTGTATAAATACTTATTATAACTATATTTATAAGAGTTTCAATGAAGAAAAAACAAAAATGGCCCAGAGTTGGTAGATATGTAGTACAAAATAAAGAAAAATATGTTGCAAATCTCCAAGAATGTGAGTACCGCTCAACTTGGGAATTGAAATATATGAAATACCTAGATAGAGCTCCTAGTGTACTTGAATGGGCATCAGAGAATATAGTCATACCCTATTATAGTCCAGTAGAGAAGAAAACTAGACGTTATTTTGTAGATTTCTACGTTAAAGTACAATCGACTACAGGTGAACATAAAAAGTTTATTATTGAAGTGAAACCAGCAGTTCAATGTAAACCACCAAGGAAACCTAAAAAACAGACTCCAGCTTATGTCAAAAATCTTAAATCCTTCTTAATGAATCAGGCTAAATGGAAGGCAGCTCGTAAATGGGCAGAGAAACGTGGATGGGAATTTGTAATTTTAACAGAGAAGGAACTAGATATACCATCCAGGAAATCTAAAAAACTATTATAAATATATACATGGAATCTATAAATAAGATAAAGGGACAAAGAGTAGCAAGAATTTACTCTGCTAAATTATATTTCTTTAAATATATTACAAATGAACCTACTAATAGATTTTACAACATGTACCCATTAGTATTTTCATTAGGTAAAGTACCAGAGTTTAAAGGTGCTTCTGCAATGTCTGATGGAGGGGCTGGTGGTGATAGTCTTTTCCGTGGACTCGATTTTCATTATTTACCACCAACAATGAGAGTGTCCCTATTGAATGAATTGAGAGGTCTTAGTCCAGACTTATATAAATCACCAGTAGCATTTTCTAAATACTTTTTAAACTTTATGTGGAAAGTAAGAAAATATAGGCCTGCTCGTGTATGTTACAGACACTATAAAATGAAAAACATAAGAGGTGGGAAAGTAATAAAAATAGATACAGGTGATTGGGATCAGATTTTACAACAACCTAAAGTAGAAAAATTTGTTACACCATCAATGGGAATATATAGTCCCGAAAGAGTTTGGAAAGAATCATTAAAAGAAATAAGAAAATCAGGGAGAGGATAAAAAATGTCATTTAACATAGGTGGACGATTCAAAGTAGGTGGATTCACTATTGGTGCCAATATACCTTTTGGTGTTGGTCGTGATAGTGAAGTAACACCAAAGTCCATTACAGATAAATTTAAAGAAATAAAGACACCAAATAATAGTATAAACACAATGATGGCAAATGTTACAAAAAGTGGTTTGTTTTCACGACCTTATTTGTATCGTATTCTTATTACTCCACCAAAAGAAATGTTTACTTCATATAGTTCTGATCGCTTAAAAAGTATAATGTTGAATTGTGAATCTCTTTCTATTCCTGGTTATACTATGGCAACTAAGCCACATAAGACTTATGGAATTGCAAAAGAATATGTTTATGAAAAGCTTCCTGAAAATCCTATAACATTAGGTTTTTATATGAGTGATAAAATGCATGAATTTAATTTCTTTAATGATTGGATGAGTGGTATGTATAAACAAGGTCGTGTAGATTATTATGATGAATATAAAAGTACAATGACAATATATCAATTATCAGCACAAGAACCAGGTGTTGATGAAGAAGATTTAAAAGTTATGATGAAAGTTAAATTGATTGATGCATATCCTAAATCAATATCATCTTTATCACTTGGACACGAAACAACAGGAATACAAAAAATGACAACGGATATACAATTCCGTTGGGCAACGTATGAAGACTATACAGCTAAGTCTTCAAGAGATCGACAAGGAGGAACAGAAGGTGCTCTTAGTGGATTTAAAGAAATAGGAGGAAAATTAGCAAATACATTTTCTTCTTTTAGTACACCTAAATTTGGTAGTATTATAAAAAAACAATTGAACAATTTACCGGCTGTTCAATCACTAGATCAATTCTTCAATAACGGTTAAAATATCATTATTTTATAAAAGGAGTGAATGAAATGGCATTACCTACAATAGCAGTACCTCAGTATACATTAAATATTCCATCATCAGGAAGGGAAATATCTTATAGACCTTTCTTAGTTAAAGAAGAAAAAATTCTCCTTATTGCGATGGAAAGTGAAGATGAAAAACAAATGTCAACCGCAATTAAAGAAATTATTAAAAATTGTGTCCTAGAAGAAGTTGATGTCCAAAACATGCCAATGTTTGACATTGAATACATCTTCTTACAATTAAGAGCTAAATCAAAAGGTGAAGTTATAGACATGTCTTTTGAATGTGGTAAATGTAAAAAGCCAATTGAGGCACAAGTTGATTTAACGAAAATTGAAATAACTAGAACTGAAGGTCATGATACTAAAATACCACTATCGGATGATGTTGGTATAACTATGCGTTATCCATCAATGGAAATACAAAATATTGTTAGTACTGATGGGTCAGATGTAGAAAACATTTTTAATACTATTTCTTTTTGTATTGAATCAATATGGGATAAGGAATCTGTCTATTCAACAAAAGATCATACAAAAAAAGAAATAGAAGATTTTGTTGATTCATTACCTGATCATTCATTTACTAAGATTCAAAAGTTCTTTGATACAGTACCAGTATTAAGACAGGTACTTGAGATA